CTCAATTACAAATTGTTGATATATCTGATACATACTTCTATCTTCTAAAGCACCTTGCCTGATAGAAGAATAATTTACAGATGTTAAATCGTTAGATAGTGAGTGATAAGAAATATTTAATCCTGATGCAATGCTTCTAAGTACGCTGGTTGTAAAAGAATCAAAAGCAGATGTTGGATGTGTTGGATCAAACGCTCTGAAATCCATGCCTGCTGGAAGTTGCTCAAAGACTCCTGCTTGAGCGTTCATTGTTGGGTTGAATGTATCTTCATACTCGCCATCACCAACGTAACCATCGCCATCTGGTGAGGTGAAGAAGCCCATTTTAGATGCACCAACTCTTGCTGCTACTATCTCTGCTTCAAGATAGCCATTAAGCATCTTGACGTTTGCCATAGCAGTTGCAATTAAAGAAACACCTCTGGTTTGTTCTGCCCTTTGTGGCATATAAGCATGAATGATTTCTTCAGCAGGAACTCTTATGTGCTGGTTCTGACTTAAGTAATTTCTATTGTATGGATGATCTTTGTATAAGTGATAGGCAACTGGCTTATCATATTGATCTACCTCAACACCCATCTTAACTTTGTTGCCAGTTTGTTTGTAAACATCATTTTTATTTTCGTCTAAATGATCTGATTCTAAAAACTGTAGTTGAAAGCCAAAAGGAGAATTTGGGTTTTTTATTTTTCTAACTAAAACCTCGCCATCTCTTGCCAGTGATTCTATGAATATTTTTTGACAATCTAAAAATGACAATCTGCCATTGGTTGTACAATTGCCAAGCTGAGACCATTCCTTCCAAGCTCTTTCAATGAGCAGGTTAGCTCCAATGTCTAAAGAACCATCATCGTTCCTAGCTTTGGAGCTAACTCTTATGCCATGCTTGCCGATAACATTAGATACCATTAGATTGAGGTATCTAGCAATGTAGCTATCGTTTCTAGCTAACTCTCTTGCCCTATCTCTTAGGATTCTTATGTTATCTTTTATTTCAGCATCGGCACTTGTAGATGTGGTTACAAAATCTGCAAATAATCTGCCAGTGTTAGCCCCAGTATAACTTCTTCTATAAGCCTTTCTCTTTTTTTGCTTTGGTGTATCACCACCAATGATTCTGTTATACCAAGCCATTATACTATGTCGCTCTTAGGTGTAGTGCCAGTAGTACGACCAAAATTAACTTTGATCGTATTTCCTGATCCTCTTTTATTTTTAATTCTTAATTGTTTAACTTCTTTAAGATATTCAGCTTTGTATCTAGCCCTAAATGTTAAAAGCTCGTCTACTGACATTCTTGATAAAGACCTACCAGCTATAGACATAGAGCTTTGATCCATTGTGCTGCGATTCTCAATAACGGCTTCCAAAGCATCTAAAACAATCTTTGCATGACTTCTGACTGAAGCAGAAGTTGTTGCATAGTTATCCTGTATCTCAACAAAACCTTCTTCTAATTTAACTCTTGCAGAGTCAGATGATCTGGTGATGTATGAAACCCAGTTATAGTTTCCTTTTGTGTAAGAAGCTGTGCTTGATTCTTCGATAATGTAATCATCGCCAGACTCAGATGCAGTTAAAGTAAAGTTTGCAACTGTAGCACCATCAACTAAATTGAATTCATAAGATAAAGAGTAGTCAGCCACAGGATAATCCTGTGATAAATCCTCTCTTTTCCAAGCCCAGAAATCTCCTAGTTGTAACTCAACTGGAACTTGACTTGGATAATTTGTTGAATCAAAAGCGTTGCTCAAGCAAAAACCTCATAAATGTTTTAGATATATCTACATCTAACACTATGGTGCATTGAGATAATGTCAATATTTTTGCTAGAAATAAAAAAGCCCCATGAAGGGGCTTAATTATGTTGAGATATGTTTATATCATATCTTCATAAATGCTTTTTACTGTCTGTCCGTCAAGAGTTCCAGCAAAGTCACAAGATTTGTGAATAACCTTAGCAAGAAGCAAGCTGGCTTTATCATAATCAGCTTCATTTCCCTTAGCAAGCGAATTACCCATCGCACTATGAATTTCACTCTTGTAAACCTCTAAAGCTCTCCAAAGAACCAAAGAATCTTCTTCGGTGATATTCCAAGATTTAGTTTTTGCTTTTGGCTTTGATGCAGCTTTTGGTTTGGCTGTTGTGTAAATGTAGTCATCAGGATTAACGCCTTTCTCTGCAAGTTCAGCCCTGAGCTTCTTAACACATTCTGATCCAACAGACCAATAACCCATATCACCTGAATCATTCTGCTCAACATAATCACTATCTTCATTAGAACAGATTTCGTCAATACCACCATTACAACCATGAATCATATATTTTGATCTACCTCTAATGGCTCTGTTACACATAATGCACTCATCATGTTCTGTTGCATAATTTTGCTCATCAACAATAAGATGACCAACATTTACTAATGGTTTTTTA